AAGATAGTTATCTTAAACCAAATGGTATACCTTTATCTGTAGATGAGTTTAGACCTACTAGACACTTAGGAGACAAAGCCCAAAGAGTTGGTGCAGTACTTGAACCTAAGTATGATAATCAACAAGTATGGCATTATAAAGGTGGTAACTGTCAAACACTAGAAGAGGAACTTGTAATGGTACATCCTCCTCATGATGATGTTAAAGATGCTTTATCTAATGCAATGGCTATATCATTAGTACCTAAAATACGAACACAAATGAATACAGGTTTACATAAACCAAATATGACTCATAGCCGTTTCGGTGGTGTGAGTTTTAACTAAGGAAATATTATGGCTGGTGAAGTAGCAGAAATTGAAAAAGCAATTGGTGGAGAGAATCTAGCACGGGTTCTTGCAGGTTTATACAACCAGTGGTGGATTCAAAGAAATCCTAAAGAAGCAGAGTGGAGAGAGTTAAGAAACTATCTATTCGCTACTGATACTACATCTACATCTAATAGTGCGTTACCTTGGAAAAATAAAACAACTCTTCCTAAGTTAACTCAGATTAGAGATAATTTACATGCTAACTATATGGATGCATTATTTCCAAATGAAGACTGGATGAAGTGGGAAGGCTCTACTATGGAGTCTTCTACCATGAAGAAACGTAGAGCTATTGAAGCTTACATGAAAACTAAACTAAAAGAGGGTGGTTTTAGAGAGACTATTTCTGATTTAGTAGCTGACTATATTGACTATGGTAATGCTTTTGGTGAAGTACAATATATAAATGAATCTCATGTAGACCCAATTACTGAGGAAGTAGTAACTACATTTAATGGTCCTAAGCTTGTTCGAGTATCTCCATTTGATATAGTATTTAATCCAGTAGCTAGTTCTTTTGCAAAGAGTCCTAAGTTTACTAGATATGTTAAATCTATTGGAGAACTAAAAAAAGAAGTAGAAACAAGACCAGACTTAAACTATGACAAGGGAGCTTTTAAAAAAGCTTTAGAAGTTAGAAAAGCTATCTCTATGTTTAGAGTAGAAGATGTTAATAAAGCAAATGCTTTTATTGCAGATGGTTTTGGTACACTGCAAGAATACTATCAATCTGGCATGGTAGAAGTAATAGAATTTGAAGGTGACTTCTATGATAAAGATGAAGATAAACTACATGAGAATAGAATTATTACTATTGTAGATAGAAGTTATGTTCTTAGAAATATAGAGAATCCTAGTTATATTGGTCATGATACTAAACACCATGTAGGTTGGAGAAAAAGACCTGATAATCTTTATGGTATGGGACCACTAGATAATCTAGTTGGTATACAATATAGATTAGACCACTTAGAGAATCTTAAAGCTGATGCTTTAGACTTAACTATCCATCCCCCAATGGTACTTAAAGGTGATGTAGAACCATTTACTTGGGGACCAGAAGCAGTAATTCAATTACAAGAAGATGGTGATATAAGAATGTTACCTCCTAATCCTGCAGCTTTCCAAGTTAATAACGAGCTTGCAGCATTAATGAATACTATGGAAGAGATGGCAGGTGCTCCTAAAGAAGCTATGGGTATTAGAACTCCTGGCGAGAAGACTGCATTTGAAGTACAGTCTTTACAGAATGCTGCTGGTAGAATATTCCAGAATAAGATTAATCAATTTGAAGTAGAGTTTTTAGAGCCTATCTTAAATACAATGTTAGAAACTGCTAAACGTAATTTAAATTTACCAGAGCTAGCTAAAGTATATGATGATGACTTTGGTGTACAAGATTTCTTATCTATAACTAAAGAAGATTTAACTTCTAGAGGAAAGATAAGACCAGTTGGTGCTAGACATTACGCTGCTAGAGCACAGCTCTTACAGAACATCCTAGGGGTCTTTAATAGCCCAATTGGACAAATGATAGCTCCACATATCTCACCTAAACAATTAGCTATTATGGTAGAAGAATATATGGGCTTTGAGAAGTATAACTTTGTTAAAGATAATGCTGCAATTTTTGAAGCTGCAGAGCAAGAGAAGATAAAAATGCAAATACAACAAGACTTACAGTCTCAACAACAAGCACCAGGTATGGAAGAACAGATGGTAGACCAACAGATGCAACAGATGGAATCTGGTACACCACCTGAAGTAGACCCAGCAACTGAAGAACCAATGCCTGAACAACCAACAGGTTATTAAGCTTGACTTTTAGAGTAATATGTGATATAATATTAGTATGATAGATTTAAAATCAGATAAAGGCAAAGCCTTAACAAAGATAGAGGCTCTTAGAGAAATAAGAGCTTTTTTAGAAGACCAAATAGGTCTTTCAAATAGAAAGTGTATGGATGAAGAAAACTTTAATAAACCTTCTTGGTCTGAGTTTCAAGCTTACCAAATAGGAATACAAAAAGCATACACAAAATTATTAAATGCAATACCTGACCAAGGAGATAAGTAACATGGATGAAGTAACAACTGAAACACCTGTAGAGCAGAGTACAAACGAAGCTGTACAAACAGATACTGCACCAAAAGCATTTGAGATTCCGACCGAAGCTCAAGAACTAGTTGGTGAAGGAAAAAAGTACCAGAGCCCAGAAGATGCTCTTAAATCAGTACCTCATGCACAAAAGCATATTGAGACTTTAGAGTCTGAACTTGCTTCTGTAAAAGAAGAACTGACCAAGAGACAAACTACTCAGGAACTTATAGATGAACTTAAGTCTGGGTCACAGCCAGTAGAGAATACCACTCAAAGTGCTGAGATTAATCAAGATAACATAATGGATTTAGTTAATAAAACTTTATCTATTAGAGAAAAGAAAGCCCAAGCAGATTCAAATGCTAAGCAAGTAGCTGCAAAGTTTACTGCTCAGTATGGAGATAAAGCAGAGGCTACTTATAACTCTATAGCTAAAGAACTAAATGTTACCGTTACACAACTAAACGAGCTTGCATCATCAGCTCCAAGCATTGTATTAAAAGCAGCAGGTTTATCTGTCGCTACAGCACCAGTAGGTAATACTACAGGTTCAATTAATACAGAAGCTCTTAGTAATACTACAACTGCTCCAGCTTTATCGGCTAAAGTAGAAAGTGGTTCAACTAAGGACTTATTAAAAGCATGGGGACGAGCAGGCGAGAAAATTAAACAACAGTCTTAGGAGACTAAAAAATGGCACAACTGACAAGTAATACCACTGCGTTCATTGAATCGCAGCAATATTCTCAGTTTATTCTTGATAACTTACACGACTACCTTCTTCCAGAAGGGATGTATCGTGATGTAACAGACTTCGGTTCAGGTACAACACTAAACATTAAAACAGTTGGTACTGTAACACTTCAAGATGCAGCAGAGGATACACCTCTGAACTTTACTAACATAGACACAGGTACTATTACCCTAGCTATTACTGATTATATCGGTGATGCATGGAAAGTATCTGATGACCTACGTGAAGATGGTTCTCAGGTAGATACATTAATGGCAATGCGAGCTATGGAATCAACACGTGCTCTTGGTGAAAACCATGAAACACGATTTATGGCAGTAGCTAATGCAGGACAAACAGCAGCAAATCTTAATTTGGTGAATGCAAGACCTCACCGTTTTGTAGGTTCAGCAGCTGGTAATGCACGTACAATCACATTGGCTGACTTTGTAGCTATGAAATTGTCTTTCGATAAAGCAAACGCACCAGCAGGTGGCAGAATTGCAGTCGTAGACCCTATTGTAGAAGCAACGCTTAATTCACTTATCTCAGCAACAACAGTTGTTAATAACACTCCGCAATTCCAAGGTGTTCTTAATGAAGGTTTTGCAAGAGACCACCGTTTCGTAAGAAACATTATGGGTTGGGATATTTATACATCTAACTTCTTACCATCACTGACTGCAGCTGAAGCAATTAATGCTACTTCTGTTGGTCTTACAAATGAAACAGCAGCTGTTGGCGACAAGGCTAATATATTCATGTGTGTGGCAGATGATTCATGTAAACCAGTTATGCATGCGTGGAGACGTGCACCGCAAACTGAAGGCTGGAGAGCTGAAGAAGAAAGGGGTGATAAATATCAAGTTACTTCTCGATTCGGCTTTGGAGTTCAACGACTTGATACTTTAGGTGTGGTTTTAACAACCCCATCTGCTTACTAGGAGATTATAATGGGATATGAAATCGGACCAAAAAGAGGCGTAGCCAACCATTATGGACCTCGTGGTGCTGACGGTCAATATGGCGGTCAAGACAACTCGGTTGGTAAAGTAAAAGAAGCAAGTTGGACATTTGATTATGATAAATTACCTGCATACTCTGCAAGTAATTTAGAAATGCAAATTCCAGCTAATGCAACAATTACTCATGCAGCTCTACGTGTTTTAACAGCAGGAGCATCTGCTGGTACAGCAAACATGACTGTAGGTTTAACTACTACAGCTGGTGTAGTTGTTGATGCAGATGGTTTAATCACTGCAGCAAACGCAACCTTTGCTAAAATTCAAGTAAAAGGACAGCGTATTGCAGGAACAGGAGCTTTAGTAAATGCTCTACCTGTAGGAACTTCGGCAGTTGAAGTAACAGTTGCAGCAGCAGCTGCTTTAACAGCAGGCAAGTTTGAATTAGTTATACATTATCAGTATAACTAAGTAATACCTCGGTGAGCCTTTCGGGGCTTACCCCTAATTTAACAAGGAAACAAAATGACGATTCAACACAAAACTATTACTGGCACTGACTTGCATGAGCCCAAAGGTGT